AAGAAAAAGGTAATTTTAGAATCAACTATTCAGAAGTTACAGAAAAATTGATTACTGATTTAGTAACTGAATTAGAAGCATTTGTAGTTGAAACTAACGTATAATTAATAAATTAAAATAAATAAGAATGGAAACAAACATTATTTTTCAAATTGATGGTGGTATTGGCAAATCAATAATGGCTACAGCAGTATGTGAAGCTATTAAAAAACAATACCCAAATGATAAATTAATTGTAATAACTGCTTATCCTGAAGTTTTTCTTTGTAATCCACATGTAGATAAATGTTTAAGTCATAATAACTTAAATTATTTTTATAAAGATTACATTGAAAACAAAAGTATTAAAGCTTTTTTACACAATCCTTATTTTGAAGCAAGTCATATTAAAGAGGAAAAGCACCTTATTAAAACATGGTGTGAAATGTTCGACATTAAATATAATGATGAACAACCTAAAATGTATTTGACCAACAGAGAAATAATGTTTTATTCTAACCAATTTGTTAGTGATAAACCAATTTTTGTTATTCAAACAAATGGTGGTGGTTCTGACCAACAAATAAAATACTCTTGGACACGTGATATTCCTAATAAAACAGCACAAGAAATAGTTGATACTTTTAAAGATGAATATAAAATTATTCACATTAAAAGAGAAGACCAAATGTCATTGATGAATACAACACCTTTTACTGCTGATTTTAGAGCATTAGTTGTTTTAATTAGTTTATCAACAAAAAGATTATTAATAGATTCATTTGCACAACATACAGCAAAAGCATTAAACTTAAATAGTGTTGTTTGTTGGATTGGTAATAATCCTGATGTTTTTGGTTATGAAAATAATATTAACATTAAAGCAAATAAAGAAACAACATTGCCTGAATTGAAAAACTCATTTTTACAAAAATATAATATTAGTGGAAGTTTATTAGAATTTCCATTTAATGATGAAGATGAAATTTTCAATGTAGAAGATATTATTGAAGCAGTAAATAAGATTTAATATGGTAGAAAAAATATTTTTTCAAAGTAGTATGCCGAGAAGTGGGAGTACTATTTTCCAAAATCTTATGGGTCAAAATAAAGATTTTTACGTTACACCAACATCAGGAATGTTAGAATTAGTTTTTGGAGCACGTGCAAATTTTTCAAATTCACCTGAATTTAAAGCACAAGACCAAGAATTAATGGAAAAAGGTTTTATTAGTTTTTGTAAAAATGGTATGGAATCATACTTTAATGCAATTACTGATAAAAAATATGTAATGGATAAAAGTAGAGGTTGGGGTGTTTATAGACCATTCTTAAATGCTTTTTATCCAAATGCAAAAGTAATTTGTTTAGTTCGTGATTTACGTTCAGTTGTTTCTTCTTATGAAAAAATATACAGAAAAAATCCATTAAAACATGATGCTATCAGAGATGATTCAACAGGAAGAGGTACAATTGTACATAAAAGAGTTGATGAATGGATGCACCCTACAAATACAATTGGAAGAGCAGTAGAAAGAATTTTAGAAATTATCAGATTAGGAGAAGATTCAAATATCTTATTTATAAAATATGAAGATTTGTGTTTAAACCCTGATTATGAAATGAAAAAAGTTTATGAATATTTAGAAATTCCTTTTTTCCAACATGATTTTGATAATATTAAACAAATTACAGTTGAAGATGATGAAGTTTATGGTTTAACAAGTGATTTACACAAAATAAGACCATCTTTACAATTAAATCAACCTGATTACAAGCAAATTTTAGGAATTGATGTAAGCAATTGGTTATATGAAAATTATAAATGGTACTTTGATAAGTTTAATTACAAAAAAAATTCATAATTTTACATTACAATCCAAAATAAATAAGTATGAAGAGAACAATTTTTATTAAAAATTAAAATGAAAAAAAATTTAAAGTATTTACTTTTATTAGCAACTGTAGGAGTAACTGTTACAACTGCTTTGTGGGTAAAAAAACAATACAACCTTTTGCTTAAAAACATCTACACATTAAAATCATTTAATGTAAAAAAAGTAACATTAGATGAAATTGTTATTGATGTAGTTTATGATTACACAAATAACATGGATTTTGATGTAAATTTAGCAAGTCAAGAATATAAAATTTATATTGATGATAAATTCATCAACACTATTAAAAGTGATACTTTAACTATTCTAAAATCAAAAGAAACTTCTTCAATTCCATTGGAAATTAAATTAAATCCAAAAGATTTATATGAAAAACTTCAAAGAAATTTAGTAGCTTCACTTGCAGGTAAGCAAAAAGTAAAAATTAAAGTTGATTCTAAATTTAAAGTTAAATTAGGATTGATTAAAGTTACTGTACCATATAGTTATACATGGACACAAACTTTACCAGGTTTAGTAAAATAATTAATAATTTAAAATAAATAAGTATGTTAGAAGGTTTATTAGGAGCAATTGGAGTTGATAAAGAAGATATTACTTTTAAAACAATTCAAAAAACTTTGAAAAATTTATCTGAAGAATTAAATTGCAGTTATAAAGAGTTATTTATAATGATTCTACCATGTAAAGAAGATTTTTCAATGAAATTTTATGTTTATCAAATTACTCCTACAGAAAGGAAATACATTAGAGATATTTCTTTAAAAGAGGTTTTAGGAATTAAAGAAGAAAAAATTAAAAATAAATGAACGCAGAACATATAACATTAGAAAAGCATCTAAAAAAAGCTACATTAATAACTAATTTTATTAGTGGTTTTGTTGCGGTTATTTGTGCTTTAAGTGTTGGTTATGGTTTTTATTATAAAACATCATCTACCTTACAACAACACACCAATGACATAAAAGAAGTAAAAACTGATGTCAGCACAATTAAAAAAGATATTCAAGAAGTTGATATTTTTAAAGGTGTAAGTAAAGTTGAAGTTAAAAATCTTGAAGAAAAAATAATAAAATTAGAAACTAATGTTTCTAAAATGGATGATAAATTAGACCAAATATTATTACAAACAAGATGATAGAAAATGCTAAAAATATTAGAGCAATTATTTCAATAATGAAAAAAGAAGGGTATGTTATTTATGACAAACCTTTTCAGCTTAATATTGTTGGTATAAGGTCAAAAACAACAATTCCAAATAAATTTGATGATTTAATTTATGTTTTTTGGAAAAACAATAAAAATGAATGGGAAGGTAGATATTTTACATCAACTACAGACCCAGGTACATACTATCTAAAAAATCCATTAAGTAAGTTAGGAACTGCAATATTGAAACAAGGTCAATATGTTGATTCTTATGCAATAGGAAAGCATAAGGGTCAATATGATGCATTAGTTCAAGTTAAACCTGTTACAGTCATGCGTGACTATGATAGAAATGCAGTTTTAGATTTTTTAAATGGTAAAGATGAAACAGGATTGTTTGGAATTAATATCCACAAAGCAGGAAAAGATTCATCTGATATAAACACATGGTCAGCAGGTTGTCAAGTATTTCAGAAAAGTGATGATTTCAATAACTTTATGGATTTGGTAAGAAAACATAAAGATTTATATGGTAATAAGTTCACTTATACATTAATTGATGAACGTGCATACAATAGAGCAATATTATTCACAAAAGCAACTATAATTGCAGCACTTATATTAATAACTGCAACTTGGGTTGGGATAAGAGCTTATCAAAATAAATCAATAACAAAATTTAATTAATATGGACACAACACAAGTAAATTCAGGTACTCCTGATTTTGGTGTTTTTGCACAATTAGGAGATTATGGTCCATTAGGATTAGCTGCATTGGCACTTGGATATGTTACATGGATTTTTATTAAAAGACATTTAGCAGAAAAAGATAGAATTAAACAACAACTTGAAATTTCAAGAAAACGTAAGAAAAAATGATACTACAAGCACAATTTGGAATATTTGAAACATTAACACAATATGGTGTTTTAGGTTTTGCAGTTTTAGCTTTAGGTTATTTAGTTTGGCATTTTCTTCAGAAACTTATGAAAAGTGAAGAAGAATACAGAAATAGAGTTGAAGAACTTGAAAATGAATTTAGAGGTGATTTAGAAAAGAAATTAGAAGAATCAACCGAATCATCTAAAAGTTTAAAAGAAATTTTGCTTCATTTTATAAGTAGCAAGAAAAAATAAAGTATGAAAAGAAAGAAATTAGTATTATTAGGTTCTGTTTTAGCGTTTTTAGTATTATTATTTTTTCAAGTATTTTCAACAGGACATGGACATGTTGTTGTTGTTAAAAAGAATGATGTATTGACTAAAAAAAACACATCATTAACTAAACAAAATGAAACTTTAAATAGTAGTGTTTCTAATTTGAAATCAAAAAATGCAAAATTAGTTGAAGAAAAAGAAGCATTAGTAGAACAAGTAGCAGAAGTAACACAAAGTTTAGATAGCACAAAAGATGTTGCTAAAGAGTTGACAAAGGAATTAAAAGATGAAAAAACTACTAATAGTATTTCTAATGGTCGTGAATTTCAGTTTGAACCAATCAAAATACCCGGTTCAGAAGGTGATTGATGGTGATACATTTGTAATTTTAACCAAAAAACAAGCTGATGATATTAATGTGATTTTTGAAAGTCAAAAATCTAAAATATCTTTATTCAAAAAAGAAATAAAACACAAAGATAGTTTACTATTAACTATTCATTCTGATACTATCATTGATACAAGATTTACTCAAAGATTAGATTTATTAGAACATTGGTTATACTTTTCTGCAATGAATAGTACTTGGATATATTAT